TTATATAATCACTCTTCCTACTAGCCTTACATCATGATTTTGATAAAAATACTTATCTTTATACTTTTTATTTAAAGAAACTAATCTAATATTATCGTCATTTATAAAAACTTTTTTCAAATAAGCTTCTCCATCGATTATTACTACTCCAATTTGACCACTTTTAATTTGTGTTGTTTTCTCAACAAATATGATTTGCTTATTTTCAAACATAGGCTCCATAGAATCTCCATTAACTTGCAATGCTATATCGTGGGGAGGAATGTAACCTTTATATATCGTTTTAAATGCTATATCATCAAATAATGTTTCTCCCGTTCCAGCTGATAAAAAACCATTAACTTGTAATTCTTGACCAGAGTAGTTATTAAAATGAATTATATTGTCGCCTTTCTTTTCTTCTTCCTGAACTGTTAAATGTTGCTCGGCATAAGCTAAAACACGTTTTTGTCTTGTTTCTACTAATTCACTAGATATTTCATTAATTCGAGTTAGTAATGATTTGTTATCAATTCTTTGTTCGTCTGAAACGCGTTTCCTAGGAACATCATATCCCATAAGCCATGCTTCTCCGACATCTAAAGTTTTAGATAGCAAGTATAGTTTGTGTTGATCAGGTGAAGATTTACCATTTACGTATTGTGATAAATGACTTTTTGACATAGAAATATTTAATTCTTTTTGATAAGGTTCTGACATTTTCAATATATCGATTTGTTTTAAGCCTTTTTCTTTCATTACTTCTCTTAACCTTTTAGAAGTTTCAGTCATAGAATCATCCTTTCATTAATATATATTCATTATACAAACCGTTGTAAGAAAGTTCAATAAAAAAGTTCAAATTTTTTAACTTTACGTGTTGACTTCTTTCTTTTCCGGGTTTAAGATATTAATAGTTCAAATGTTTGAACTTAGGAGGTGCACATATGAATTTTGATTATTCAACTTTAAATGGAAAAATTGTTGAGATATTCGGAACGCAGTACAACTTTGCAATAGCTATGGGTTTGTCAGAGCGTAGTTTATCTTTGAAATTAAATGATAAGGTAGCATGGAAGGATAAAGATATATTAAAAGCTGTAGACTTGTTAGGAATTGATAAAAAGGAGATTTATAAATATTTTTTTAAAATTAAAGTTCAAATGTTTGAACTTGAGAGAGTAGAATGTTGAGGAGGAATTTAAATGCAGGATTTACAAGTATTTCAAAATTCAAAGTTTGGAAATTTAGAAGTGTTAACAATAGATGGAAAAGAGTGGTTTCCGGCCGTTAAAGTTGCAGAAGTACTGAGTTATACAAACCCGTATGACGCTATTAATCGTCATACAAAACAACGTGGGGTCGTGAAACACGAGGTCATAGATTCTTTAGGAAGAAAGCAACTAAAAAAATTTATTGATGAAGGTAATCTTTACAGATTAATTACTAAATCAAAATTACCACAAGCTGAACAATTTGAAGAATGGGTGTTTGAAGAAGTTTTACCATCAATTAGAAAAAATGGTACTTACCAAGTCCCTCAAAACTCTATGGAAGCTTTGGAATTAATGTTCCAAGCGACAAAAGAAACGAAAAAAGAAGTAGATAGTATTAAATCAGATGTAATTGATTTAAAAGAAAATCAACGATTAGATCCTGGTGAATACAACTATTTAAGTAGCGTTATTAGTAAACGAGTTAACTTCATTAAAAATCAATTTTCATTGTTAAATAGTAGAAAAGTAAACAGTGAGTTATATAAAGATATCAACACTGAAGTTAAACGCATGACAGGTGTTCAAACTAGATCACAACTTAAACAAAAACATTTCGATGACGTTTTAGACATGATTAATAATTGGATGCCAGCACAATCTACTTTGTATGTAATTAAACAGCAAAATTTTGATTTAGAGAAGAGTTTTTAAAGTAAATCATTAAATCGATTTTCAGCGCTCACATAGAGCATTTAAGAGCGAGAGTAGGCGATGATATGAGCCACACCATAATACATTGATGGTCATTGCCAAGACTGAATGTTGTATGTGGGCGCTGAAAAAGAAACGGAGAGATAGGATATGGAACAAACATTAAATGTTGAAATCACTATACCTAAAGGACATGTACTTGTTGATTCAGTTAGGTTACAAGAATTAGAAGAATCTTCGTTAGATCCAGTTTGGGATATGAATGATTTAAAACAAAAATTGAAAATGTCGTCGGTTGACACTATCAAAGATAAATTATTGCATAACCCTAAATTTGAAAAAACTCTGAGAAAAGAAGGCATCGCACATTATCCAAACAGTGAGTTTAATCGTTGGAGATTTAACGCTAGAAAAATGAATCGTTTTATCAATGAAAACTTTGAAGAGATACATGGAAAGGAGAGATAACATGAATGGAACTTTATCAGTTTTAACATCAGTATTCATAATGTTGCTTTCAATGGGGTTGACGAATGATTTCATTCATTTAATAGTTATCTACTTTGCAACATTCTTCATAACATACTGTTGGTTTTGGCCTGAATTTTTCAAGGCAATAAAAAAGACTGAAAGCAACGGCAATTGCTAACAGTCGAAATAGGTATATTTGTATAAATAGTTAATACAAGTATACCACTGAAAATAGGAGGTATACTTGTATTACGAAATAGGTACAACTAAAAGTAAAAAAATCCAATTATTAGGCTTTGAATTCAAAATTAATTTGCATAAACACGAAGAAAATATAGAGGTCACATTAGTAAATGAAAGTAATGATTTTATAGATAGTATTCAAATTTACGATGAATACGCTGGAATAGCTACAGCGCAAGAAATATTAGAACAATCTGCTTTTTCATGGATAGAACAGAACACAGATGAAGTAGATAGAATAATGAATCGAGTGATGCAGTGGTAAAGAAACAAAAATTTAAACGATTAGCCGTTGATCTATTACAGAAAATAGAAGGTGAAGGTCTAATTATCGAATATATAGATAACACAATTTGGTTTCATCATTCACATGAAAACTATAAAGAAGGTATGGCAAGTATTTACATGTTTAATAACACACATAAAGATACTGAGATATTAGCACGCTATGAATAAGCAAAGAAAGTGATTGCGGGCGAAAGGTTGGTTTGCGATGAGTAATATATTTGAGTTAACAGATAACTATAAACAAGTATACGACTTAATTTCTGAACAGGGCGATGAACAAGCTTTAATAGACACTTTAGCAAGTATTAATGATGCATTAGAAGATAAAGCAGATGGTTACGCATCAGTTATTAAATCGTTACAAGCAGACAATAGTGCAATTGATGAAGAAATAAAGCGTTTAAAACAACGTAAAACATCAAACGAAAACGGTGTTAAACGTTTAAAAGATAATTTAAAAGAGTCCATGGAATTGACTGGAAAAGAAAAATTTAAAACAGCATTTAACAGTTTTAGTATTTCTAAAAATGCGCCTAGTAAAGAAGTTTTAGATGAAGAACTTATACCTACAGATTATTGGATATCACAAGCGCCTAAAATAAATTCCAAATTACTATTAGATGATTTGAAAGCTGGTAAAGAAGTGCCAGGAGCAGAGATTAAACAAACTAGAAGCTTAAGGGTGAGGTAAATGAGCGAAACGAAAAATATACATCAACGTATCAATGAAGCTAAACATTCAATGGAAGGATTTATTAAAGATAAAGCAGGTTATCAATATAGCTATGTTTCGGGATCACAAGTATTACACAAATTAAATCCAGAATTATATAAGCATGGGATTAACATTACTTTTAAAACATCAGATGCGAAATATGAAACTGTAAACGTTGTTGTTAAAGGCAAAGAGAAACAAGAATATGTCGTATCGCTTAATGTGCATTACACAATTACCAATACAGATAAATCAGAAGAAAAAATAGAATCAACGATATTTGCTATTGGTCAGCAGGACGACCCAAGTAAAGCTTTAGGTACTGCTTTAACTTATTCAGAAAGATATTTTTTAATGAAGTTCTTCGGATTACCAACTGATGAAGATGATGCAGACGCTAAAGAAAAACGAGAAGCCTATAGTAAAGCTGATAACAGCGCGCAACAAGAATTGAATAATGAAATTCAAGATTTTACAGACCTTTTAAATTCACAAGGCGATGATATTTCATTTGATGAAGTGAAACAAAAGTTCCAAATCGGAGATATTTCAAGATTAAGCCAATCAGATGTTAGTGGATATATAAGTCTTATTAGAGCGAATGCGCAGAAAAGAAGGAGAATGAATAATGATTAATAGAGTTGTATTAGTAGGACGTTTAACGAAAGACCCAGAATTCAGAACAACACCATCTGGTGTGAACATTGCAAACTTCACTATAGCTGTTAATAGAACATTTACAAATGCCCAAGGTGAGCGTGAAGCAGATTTTATAAATTGTGTTGTATTTAAAAAACAAGCAGAAAACGTAAATAACTACTTATCTAAAGGTAAGTTAGCAGGTGTTGATGGACGTGTTCAATCACGTAGTTATGAGAATAAAGAAGGGCAACGTGTATTTGTTACAGAAGTTGTCGCAGACAGTGTTCAATTCTTAGAACCAAAAAACAACGGACAGGCAAACAATGTTTCTAAAGGACAACAGACAAGCACGAATAACCAACGTGCAAGCAATGATAACCCATTTGCTAATAGTAATGGACCAATTGATATTAAAGATGATGATTTGCCTTTTTAGTACGTGATTAAGTGGCAATAATTAAAAGTTACATCCAACAAAATGACGGCACAATAACTGCTGTCATCGAGGGTGTAGAACTAACTAATAAAGACTTTCTGTTACTTGATAATGGATTAGAAGTTGAATGTGACGTAGATGTAATTGATCCGTACAAGATAACTGGTAAGCAACGTCGTAAAGTATTCGCGATGATAAGAGATATATTCGACCATTACGGGCAATCAATGGACTATTTAAGATATATGTTCCAAAAACAATTAGAGTTCTTACATGGCTATGAACCGATGTCATTAAGTAATTGTAGTCGAAGACAAGCGAGTGAATTAATCGAACTAATATTAGATTTTATGTTCCAATACGACATACCTATGAGAAAGCAAACGAGCTACCTCATGAGCAATGATAAATACTTTCTATACAAATCTACCATTAACCGAATTTGTGTTATATGTGGCACTGTAAATGCTGATTTAGCACATTATCAAACAGTAAGTAGTGGACGAAATAGAAATAAGATAAATCATACAGATAATAAAGTATTAGCCTTATGCAGAAAGCATCATACAGAACAACATCAAATAGGCATGAACACATTTAATAGTAAATACCACTTACAAGATAGTTGGGTGGATGTAGACGAAAAATTGAATAAGATGTTGAGAGGTGAGAGACATGGCAACATTTAGAGCGATAAAAGAAAGTGGAAATTTTGTAACTGTCCATAAAAACTTTATCCATGATAATAATCTTACATTTAAAGCGAAAGGAATCTTACTTTATTTATTAAGTAGACCAGACGATTGGCAAATATATGAGTCTGAAATACTAAAACATACTAAGGATGGCAAAGATAGTTTGAAATCAGGTATTAAAGAGCTGGAAGAAGTAGGTTACGTAGCAAGAACTAGGAAACGTAATGACAAAGGTCATCTTAATGGTTATGAATACTTGGTTTACGAGCATCCTATCCAGAACGGAAATTCCTACCTAGGAAAATCCGACGACGGAAAATCCAACCTCGGAGAATCCAATGTCGGAAAAACCGTTAACGGGGAATCCACCCCTACTAATAATAATAGAACTAATAATGATTTAACTAATAATAACTATACTAAGAATGACAGTAGTAGTACACAGCCATCACCGTTTGATTTCTATCAAGAAAATGGATTTGGAATGCTTAAACCATATGTAGCAGAACAAATCAGTTATTGGATAGACGACTTTAAAGATAACGGTAATGAAATCGTAACCGAAGCAATGAAAGAGGCTGTAAACAATAACGTTACTAATTGGAGCTATGTGAATTCTATATTAAAAGCTTGGTACAACGACGGGGTTAAAACTACAGAAGATATACAAGCAAGAAATAATAAGAGAACCAATAAACAAGACGGTGATTATGACAACAGTCAATACAACGACATATTTTAGGTGGTGTTTGATATGAATGGCTTAGAAAAAGCTATTAAACAATCAGGGTTCAGAAATGAATTACTAGAAAATGAATTCGGTTTATTCTGCGATAAATGTAATAACAATTATGATTACTACAAATTTGATAATGAACAAGTTGTAAAAGATGGTTGTGATTGTGAATTAATTGAACATCATAAGCAGCAGAAAGAAGCCTTTTTCAAACGAATAGAAAGAAACAAAGTCGGAAGAATTTATCGAAAGTCTATTATCCCTTATGACTTACAAGAGGCAACGTTTGAAAGTTATACACCACAAAATGAGAGCCAGGAAAAGTTATTTAATATATGTAAAAGATATGCTGATAACTTCGATATAAACAATAAACAATCTTTATTATTGCAAGGTGATTTTGGTTTAGGAAAATCTCACTTGGCAATGGCAGCACTTAAAGTAATTAAAGCAAATAATCATAGTGTACTTTTTATGGACGTGCCACAGCTTCTAACAGCTTATAAAGATACCTATAACAAAGATAGTGAAATAACTGAAAAAGAATTAGATAAAGTTATTGGTGAAGTAGATTTACTTGTTTTAGATGATTATGGAACAACAGTGAATGATTTTGGTAATCAAAAGCTATTCAACGTTATGAACATGCGAAAAGGTAAACACAATATCATTACAACGAACAACACAGCTAAAGAGTTAACTAAAAATAAAGACTTAGCAAAACAGTTTAGCAGAATGATGATGAACGCGACACCGATAAAAGTAGATGGTGATGATTACAGACTGAAAGGGTTGGTTTAAATGTTAAAAATACAATACGTAAAAGATTTTTTAGAAGCGCCAAATTTAAGTGATATGTACGCACAGAAGTTCATAGATGGGGCGCATGGAGACGAAACTATGTTAGATGAACTTTTATTCGCAGAGAAAGCAAAACGCGCTACAACAGACGCTATTCGTGAGGTGTGCTAAATGGGATTAAGTACAGAATATAGACTAAAACAAAGCAATAGTAATATAACTATCGATGTTATTCCATTAGATAATAATAGAAATCGTGTTTTTGGATTGCATAAGCATTTTGGTTTAGATGAATACATTGTTAGTGACGAAAGATTAAAAGAAATAAAACATAAATATAGATTAGAACGTGTAGATCAAACAAGTATATTTGATTACATGTAGGAGTGAAAAGCATGAGTAAATATAATGCGAAGAAAGTTGAATATAAAGGTATCGTGTTCGATAGCAAAGTTGAATGTAGATACTACCAACATTTAAAACTGCAAAAAGAACAGGGTCTAATAGACTATATCGAACTACAACCAAGATATGAGTTACTTCCTAAGAATGGTAAGCAACGTAAAACAGAATATGTCGCTGATTTTGCATTATGGCATAAAGGCAAATTGGTGGAAGTCATAGACGTTAAAGGTATGCCTACAGATGTCGCTAGATATAAAGCTAAACATTTTAGATATAAATATCCAGATATACCTCTGATATGGATATGTGAAGCACCTAAATATACGGGTCAAACATGGATAACATACGAGGAATTATTAAAGGCAAGAAGTGAACGCAAGAAAGCGAAGTGATTCCAATGAATGAACAAACAATCACATTGAAAATTAAAGTTGAAGTTGAGCAAGAGGTAATTGTACCTGTCGTAGATAATTACGATTTAGAAGCTATAAAAGAAGATGAAGCAGATAAAGTAGCTGAGAGATACAAATTCAATCCAGAATTATTGGGATTTGAAGATATTAAATTCAAGGACGTATCAGACGTACAAGTTAAAGATTATTAGGAGGAAGCGAAAAATGGCATTAAAACGCGTAAAAGATAAGTATGGAGAATTATGTTTTGTATTTGATATTGGGAATAAGCAACATTTAATACTAGCTGAAGATTATCAATTAGCTAAAGATTTAGGTATGGCTCATACAACTATAAGAAAACACATTAAACAAGGAACTAAAAATTTTAAAAAGTATATTGAAAAATATGACCGTGCAAAAGAGTTACAACGATTAGCTGCTAAAGACAGAGAACGTGAAGAACGTAGACTAGCAAGAATAGAAGCTAATCAGCGCAAAGAACAGGAACGATTGCAGATGATTGAGAATGCGAAGTGTAGAAGTAAATGGTTTGAACATTTAGTAGATAACGATATATTCCCGAAGGTGGTTAGATAAATGGCAAAAGAAATATTAAAAATTGGTTTAGGAAGTGTTAAACCAACTACTGAATATAAACAATCCAATGACTTGCAACAACGTAAGCGTAATAAAAAGTTAGTGCAATGGTCAGATGATATTAAATTGAAGTTCATTGAGAGAGTAATTCAAGATTTACCCCCATTAGTTGCTTATCATATTGGTAACGCCATAGATGTGTTAGCAGTAGCAGAAAGTAAAGAAGATATAGAACAAGCTAGATGGTCAATACAACGCGCATATGAGAATTGGGATGTGAGATAGATGAACTTCATAGATATTTGTAGTGGCATAGGTGGTTTTAGGTCTGCGTTAGCAAACAATGGACATAACTGCTTAGCATTTGCAGAGATAGATAAATACGCAAAACAGAGTTACAAAGCTATATATGATACTGACGAAGAGGAAGAATTAAATGATATCACAACAATCACAGATGACCATTTTCGATTATACAGAGGACGATGCGACATTATTACCGGAGGATTCCCTTGCCAAACCTTTAGTATTGCAGGGAATCGCAGAGGGTTTGACGATACAAGGGGAACAGTCTTCTTTCACATTGCAAGGGCGATTAAAGAAATCCAACCATCTTATGTTTTATTGGAAAACGTCAAAGGCTTATTCTCACACGACAAAGGGAGAACTTTCGGAACAATCATTCAAGCGTTGGATGAACTGGGGTATGTCACAGAATGGGGTTTGTTTAACTCTAAATACTGGGGAGTTCCACAGAATAGAGAAAGAGTATATATCCTAGTCACACGTAAAGATGTGTATGATCAACCTAAATTGTTTGATTTATTAAAACAACAAACAGAAGTAACTACACGATTGGTTGATGTGTTAGAAGATGAAGTTGATGAAAAGCATTACTTGTCAGAAGAAAAGACTAAGAAGTTGACTTTGAATGAGGATTTAAGTGGTCGATTAAATCATTATAATTACTTAGATGTCGATAGTATTCATAGTATAGAAAAAGTTAGTCCTACATTAAATACAATGCAGGGTGGAGATAGACAACCGAAGATTGCTATTAAGCAAATAGGTAATATTGTGGATAACAAAGAAACATTTGGAGGTAATCCACAACGAGGTAGAGTATATAATTCTGAAGGGTTAAGTCCGGCATTAAATTGTATGAGAGGTGGAGGTTTGGAACCAAAAGTAGCGGTGATTGGTAACACTGCTAATAAAGGTCATAGATCTCAAGATGTACACGATATTGATGGCATAAGTCCTACTATTGCAGCAAGAGATTATAAAGGTCCAAAGCAGATTGCAATACGAGAAGCAACCAAACAAGGTTACGCCATTGCAGAAAAAGGCGACAGTGTGAATGTATCTTATCCAACATCTAAAACAAGACGGGGCAGAGTTGGTAAACAAGTGGCACAGACACTGCAAGCTGGAGAAGTTAATCAAGGTGTGGTTATAGAAGATAAGGCTTTGAGATTTACCGATGATGGTTTTCATACACATAGAAATGATAAAAAGAAAAGTAGTATACAAGGCACGCAGGTTACTTACAAAAAAGGTAAAACGCACGCGTTAACATCTAACCACGTTCCTATGACGTTGAATGATTTACGCATCAGAAAACTAACACCACTTGAATGTTGGAGATTACAAGGTTTTACGGATGAACAGTTTTACAAAGCTAAAGATAGTGGTGTAAGTAACTCACAATTATATAAACAAGCTGGAAATAGCGTAACGGTAAATGTAGTGGATGCGATTGTGGAATGCCTATGATCCTATCAAACACTATAAATATTCGTTACAAATATAAAACTGGTGGGATGAACACCAAAGAAATGGCACAGTTATTAAAATATTATCGCCTTAAAGGATTCTTGAAATCTGTAAATACTAACAGCTTTATCGTAGCAGTGTTGCCAGAGGATAAAGCACACAACAAACAAGTAATGGAGGGGTTATAAATGACTAACACATTAGAAATCAAACTACTAAGCGATAACGCAACTAAACCTAAACGAGCAGATGATGAATCGGCTGGTTACGATGTATACGCTGCAGAAACAATTATTATCCAACCACAAAACAAGGCATTAATTAACACTGATTTAGCAGTGAACATTCCTAAAGGATATGTGGGATTACTTACATCAAGAAGTGGTGTTAGTAGCAAGACGCATCTTGTAGTTGAAACAGGGAAAATTGATGCAGGCTTTCAAGGTCATATGAGGATTAATATTAAGAACGATGATGTATACGCTAGTATAACAAGCAAAGAAATATTAGATGTTTCAGGAAAACCGATAGCAACATTTGACAATAGTATCAGATATAGAAATTCATACCAAATCAACAAAGGCGACCGACTAGCACAGTTAGTTATCGTACCAATATGGACACCAGAGTTAATACCAGTTAAAGAGTTTAGTAATGAAACAACAAGAGGAGACAAAGGGTTTGGATCAAGTGGAACAAGATAAAGATATATTACAAAAAGTTAAAGAGGTATTGAGGAAATAAGTTACTTATTCTTAATTTTATGAATATGGATATCTCTAGCAATCGTTATTATTGGTCTTATTAATAATTCGAAACTACCAATAACAAATAAAACCGTACCATAAAAAGTAGTGGTTTCACTAAAAAATAAAAAACTACCTACTATAAAGCATAAGGCTAACATTATGTCGTTAATTTGATAAAGAAGTTTATAAAATGCATCAATTTTTATATCTAAACCAATGAAGTTGAATTCTAATTCTTTTCTATTATTACTTTTCATATTAACACCTCAATTTAAATGTAATGATACATTATTAAATTTAAAAATTAAAGGAGAATAACGCTACGCGATAACTAATCAAACACACAACCCACACAACAGGCGAAACTTTCACAGACGTTATTAAAATACGTGATAACGAATCCTACACTGTTGTTGAGGCAGAGAGTAAGGAAGAGGCTGAGGGAATGGCAAAGAAACCTAAAGGGTTATTAAGTTATGTACCATCTAGTTTTAATTACGGTCCAATTAGTAAAGCGTTAAAAGGTAGCATATATAGAAAGGACAGTGAGTGAATGAAATGTATATTTAAAACATTATTAATCATAGCACTATATGAACTAAGTAAAGAAGTAGCATATGAAATCATTATAAGAAAGCAAGCAAATGACATAGTAAATAACACACCAATGGATTATGAAATAGATGGATGGAAAAGATATTAAGGAGAGTAGAAGATGAAAAAAATAGTATTAGCAGCAACATTATTATTAACAGTATTTTTAGGTGGTTGTACATGGTTAGATGATAAGGTGAAAGATCATGAGAGTGACACAAAAGGATTAGAGAGAACGGTCACTGTTTACAGTAAAACAGGCGATGTAGTTAAACAGTATAAGGGTGATAATGTGAGAACAAAATATAATGACGGTGGCGCATTAGTTATTAATGTAGATGGCAAGCGTGTGCAAGTGATGAATAGCGATGTAGTGATAGAGGAGAAAGGCGCAGAGAAATACGAGGTGAGTAACTAATGTGGATGATAGCAGCAATAGTTTTAGCTTTTATAGCACTTATATCAATCATATCGAACAGTGTAAAGAGTGATTTAATATCTACGCTTAGATATGAGAATGCACACTTGAAGAATTATATACAGGCATATATTAATAAGAAATAACTGGAGGTATTAGATGTACACAAAGGAAGATATTAAATATATGATTGATAACTTTAGAAGTAATTGCAATACATTAGCAATGATACTTCCAGATGTGGATAGTAATAGCATTGCACAGTACGGCATAGAGGCTACATTACCAAAGCCACAAGGCGTTAACAGTAGTAAGGTAGAATCGGTTGTACTTGCTCGTGAGAAAGCACACAGACATGTAAAGAGTAAGATGGATAAGATAGCATTTATCAATGATTGCCAAGATAAATTAGATGAAGATGACTTTATATTCCTAGAAGTAATGAAAGGATATAAGCGTCATGAGATATTACCAGAGGCTGAAATGAATAAGAACACTTATGGAGATAGACGTAAGGAAATCATTGATAAGCTATACTACATGCAGAAGGACAGTTAGGACACATCAGGACAGTTGTGACACATCAGGACAGTTGTGACACATCAGGACACTTCTGACACTATTATGTAATGTACATATGTATGGTATATAATATCGATATACGATAAGTTCCAGTGACTTATTATAAATAACAATACTATATTATATTTAGGCACATCCATTCCGCGGGTGTGTCTTTCTTTGTGCTTATTGATATGAACACTACACATGAACTCCAAACATATAACTATTAGTCATGATCGTAGTGTTGATATGAGTTAGCATATGTCATTCATTCATTCATTAATAAAGATAAGGTGATTACATATGATAGATGATATTAACTATAAAGATGTGAATGATCGTAAGAGATTTTATAAGAAAAGAGAATGGAAAGACATAAAGGTGATAAGGCGTGAGATTGATAATGATGAGTGTCAGTGGTGTAAGGATAAAGGCAAGGTAGTTACATCTAAAGACACGAGATTAATTGTCCATCATAAGCAAGAACTAAAGGACAGACCAGACTTAGCATTAGATATAGATAACTTAGTTACAGTTTGCTTTGCTTGTCATGAAAATCATCACGATAGAAACATTTATAAAAAGAAAAAAGATAATTGGAATGATGAATGGTGGTGAATTTTTTTAAAACTTATTTTCAAATATTATTTTTTTATTTTAAATCCCCCGCCAAAATATTTTTAATTTTATTTTAACCTCGGGGAACGAGGTGGGGGACTTCTCTCGACATTTGCTAACGATTATCGCGTATAACCCCCTCCCTAAATACATAAAAAGAAAAGAGGTGATAACTGTGGAAAGAGATGAACAACAAATTCAAGAACATGAAGCACGAGTAGATAAAGAAAAGAAACGATTAGACAAAGTTTTTCAATCTATACCGGATGACAAAAAGAGAGTAGCACAAGGGTTAATTATGCAAGCAGCAAGAATGCGTGTGTTACTTGATGATGCTTGGTTGGATATCCAAGAAAAAGGTGATTACGAGTTATTCACTCAATCAGAGAACGCCCCGCCATATGAACGTGAAAGACCAATAGCCAAACTTTTCAACTCTCGTGATGGTGCTTATCAGAAAATCATACAACAACTTACGCGGTTGTTGCCTGAAGATGTAGCACAAGAAGTGAAGGAGAAAGGTAGAAGTTTATTATGACTAAGGTAAATAAATATGTTCAACGGTACATAGATAAATATAAAAATGGCGAAATAAACTTAAATAGTGACCGAATTAAATTAATAGATCATTTAGAACTTAATGTTTTGTATAGAGAAGGATTATATTTTGATGATGAACAAATTGAAAAGTGTATTGCTTTTACAGAAAAATTCTATTTCAAATTACAACCATTTCAAAAGTTTCTAATTGCTTTCATTTTTTTATTTGATGAAGAAGACGAATTATACTTCGAACAATTCTTTTGGTTAGTAGCACGTGGAGCTGGTAAAAATGGTCTGATTAGTGCATTGTCTAATTATTTAATAAGTGAACTACATGGCGTTGATAATTATGATGGCACAGTTGTTGCGAACACAGAAAAACAAGCTAAAACATCATTTGAAGAAATGCATAGGCAAATAATTAAGCATAACCTTTATAGTGGAAAAATTAATGATGAAGAAGGCGAAGGATTCTTCGATTTAACTAAGCAAAGAATAACTTCTGAAGTAACAAGTAGTAAATTTGAATTTGCAACAAGTAATGCTGGTAGTAAAGACGGTGGACGTGAAGGTTTTATTATTTATGATGAGATTCACAGATATGAAAACAATGACATAGTAGATGTATTCTCTAGTGGGCTTGGTAAGGTTAAGCACCCTAGAGAATTTTTTATAGGTACAGACGGATTTGTTAGAGAAGGGTTTTTAGATAAATTGAAAGACCGTTCTAAAGATATTCTTGAAGGTCGTTCTCCAGATGATAGATTATTTCCATTTATTTGTAGATTAGATCATAAAGAGGAGAAAGATGACCCGACAACTTGGTCTAAAGCTAATCCAATGTTTGAAGAACCTATTAGTGATTATGGCAAAAGACTTTATCGAAAAGTATTGAATCAATATAAAGATTTAGCGCACAGTCCTAGTGGATATGAAAACTTTATAACCAAACGTATGAACTTACCTGAAGAAGATTCAAGTAAGATTGTAGCGTCTCGTGATGATGTATTGGCTACAATTCGTAATATACCGCCGTTGAGCAATAAAACAGCGATTGGTGGTGTTGACTATGCGAGTATTAAAGACTTTGCAGCAGTCGGTTTGTTATTTAAACAAGGTGATGATGTGGTGTGGATATCACACTCATTTGCTCGTAAAGGGTACTTAGACGAAGCTAAGCTTAAGCCACCCATTAAACAATGGGAAAAAGAGGGGCATTTAACCACTGTTGATGAACCCTCAATCAATCCTGCACATATTGTTAATTGGTTTATAGAAATGCGTAAAAAGTACGCAATTCAAAAAGTAGTAGCCGATAACTTCCGTATGGATTTAATGCGTCCATTGTTTGAAGAAGCAGGTTTTGATATAGAGGTTTTACGTAACCCTAGAGGTGTTCATAGTAAATTGGCGCCCCGTATAGAAACATTGTTCGCTAACCATCGAGTTATTTATGGTGATAATCCATTAATGCGTTGGTATACAAATAATGTAGCAGTGCAAGTTAAGAAAGACGGTAATAAAGAATTTATTAAAAAAGATGAACACAGAAGAAAAACCGATGGATTCCATGCGTTCTTACATGCTTTATATAGTGTAGATGAAATAGAGGAAATCGATTTAAATCAAGCATTTGATTTATTAGATAAATTAAATTTCTAGTTAGGAGGTGATTTATTGGGAATATTCGATACAGTATTTAAAAGGAATTTAGAGTTGAAGGATATGCTAGATTTAAATTGGGGTGATGACCCTGCTAGTAGGGCTTATTTGAAACGTATAGCACTTGAAACCTCTATTAATTTCATTGCTCGTACTTTTAGCCAATCAGAATTTTGGGTTAAAGGTGGTCAAGAATTAATTAAAGATAAATTGTATTACAAATTGAATGTACGACCTAATACAGATTCTAGTGCTTCTGACTTTTGGCATAAAGTTATTTATAAACTTGTGTATGACAATGAGGTATTAATTATAAAGACTGATAGTGACGATTTACTAATCGCTGATGATTTCTATAGGGAAAAATATGCAGTATATGATGATTTATTTAAAGATGTAATAGTTAAAGATTATTCATTCAAACGCAATTTTAAAATGGATGAAGTGATATATCTTAATTACAACAATGATAAACTTCAAAGATTCGTAGACGGGTTGTTTAGTGATTATGGTGAGTTATTTGGTCGTATGATGGACACACAACTACGTAAAAACCAAATTAGAGGTATTGTTAGCGTTAATAGTGGTGGTGGTCAGTTAGATGATAAGAAAATGACGAGATTACAGAAATATATCGATAAAATTTATAGTCAATTCAAAAACAATGGTGTTGCAATTGTTCCGCAGGTACCAGGGTTTGATTATGATGAGTTATCAAAAGATAATGCTAATGGCACTGATAATGGCGCAGAAAACTTACAAAAAGTTAAACGTTTATTTATTGATGATGTAGCTAAAATCATTGGTATACCTTCCAATCTTATTCATGGAGATGTGGCAGACCTAAGTAATGCTATGGAAGCTTATATTGATTTCTGTATTAATCCACTTGTAGCTAAAATTGAAGATGAATTAAATAGTAAATTTTTCACAGAACAAGAATATTTAAAAGGGAAATGTGTCAAAGTGATAGGCATAAACAAAGTAGATCCTATTAAGAACGCGGAAAAAGTAGATAAATTATTATCTTCAAGTGCAGCAAGACAAAATGAAGTGCGTGAAATGCTCGGTCTCGAACCTGTAGAAGGTGGAGACCGTTTTATTTTGACTAAAAACTATGAGAAAGAAGATTCAACGGAAGGAGGTGAGACTGATAATGAAGACGAAAAAGGAACTAATCAAAGCAACGTCTAAATATTCGTTTAAGAATGAAGTACAAGACGATAAAGTCATTCTCACTTTAGGAGGACCCGTTGCAGAAGCTTCGATATTTGCAGATGAAACTATTAATAGTACAGATATTGCAAATGTTCTTGACGACGTAGGTAAAGACGTTGTTATTAGGTTGAATAGTCCAGGTGGGGATGTTTTTCAAGGGATTGAAATACACAACTATCTTAAGAATCATCCCTCTAACATCACTGTTGAAGTTACAGCTTTAGCTGCAAGTGCTGCTTCAATTATTGCCATGGCTGCTGACTCTATTGTTATGGAAAAAGGTGCGTCAATCATGATTCACGAAGCTGAAACTTTAGCTATTGGTAATAAAGCCGATATTAAAAAAACGCTAAATGCTTTAGAAACGATTGATGAATCCATTGTGGATATTTACCAAGAAAAAACAAATTTAGATCGTGAAGAAATTTCCCAAATGATGGCTGAGGAAACTTGGTTTACAACTAAAGACGCAGTAGACAAAGGTTTTGCCGACAAGACGAAAGAAAAGGTTGAAACACCTAAAGAACCTAAAGTGGAAAATAACGCTGAAATTATTGCTTTAAGAGAGCAAGTAGAAAATTTAACAAATGCAGTATTTAAAAATCAAAAAGATAAACCTAAAACAAAAAGGATTTTATAGGAGGAAACAATATGACGATGAAATTCAAAGATGAAATCGACAAAGATGTTGAAAACTTAAAGAATGAATATTTTAATGCAGTACGTAATGAAGAAGACCAAGAGGTAGTGGAAAACAAGTACGCTGAATATATGAACGCCTTTTCTCAAAGCTTACACGACAAGGTGCTAAAAGAAGCACGTGATGAAGTTCATAACACTACTACTGATAAACAAGTACGTATGAACCGTGGAGAAAACATTTTAACTGCTGAAGAAAATCGTTTCTTTTCGAACTTAGTAGAGGATGAAGCAAATTTAGATACTTATAAAGAGGAACTTATTTTACCTGAATCTACTGTTTTACGTGTATTTGAAGATATGCAAGAACAACGCCCGTTGTTATCTAAAATTAATTTTCAGTTAGCAGGGGTTAAGACACGTATTATTGCAGGTGATCCTGATGGAGCAGCGATGTGGGGCGAGATTTTCGGTAAAATACAAGGGCAGATTCAAGCGAACTTCAAAGAATATACATTTTCTCAAAATAAATTAACAGCATTTGCTATTGTACCTAAAGATTTGCTTGCTTTTGGTCCAGAATGGATTGAACGCTATGTAAGAATGCAGTTAGCAGAAGCAATGGGAACAAAATTAGAAGAAGGCATTGTAAAAGGTAATGGTTCTGTTCAGAATCAGCCGGTTGGACTAATTAAAGATATGGTTAAAGATGATGATGGAAACATTACATCTGTAGCAGATAAAACAGAAAAAGGGACATTAACATTTGCTGATGCAAAAACAACAGTTTTAGAATTATCTAAATTGATGAATTCTTTATCTGTAAAAGAAAATGGTAAACGCATCAATGTTTCTGGTAAAGTTTCATTGCTTGTTAACCCTGACCAATTATTTGCTATTCAAGCAAAATATACGATTCAAAACGCTACTGGACAATGGGTCACTTCTTTACCATTTAATCTTGATATCGTACCATCAGAATTTGTTGAAACGGGTAAAATTATCGCGTTTGTGCCATCTCGTTATTACGCAATGTATAAAGGAGCTACACAAGTAAGAGAATACGGTGAAGTATTAGCTTTAGAGGATGCTAACGTTTATATTGCGAAGCAATACGCACATGGTATGCCAGACGATAATAAAGTAGCTGAAGTTTATACATTTGAAGAAGTAACGGTAACCGAAGATGCTCCTGAAGAAACACCAGAAGATGTAGGAGCTTAATAGAAAGGAGTGATTAAATGATCACTCAAATACAAATTGATGAAATGAAACGACGATTAAAGATATTTCATAAGTTCGAAGATAATCATATTAAATCATTACTTGAACAATCATATGAAGATATTAAATTCCGTTGTCAAGATTTTGTATTAGGAGAAAATATAAGAGGCACAGAACTAGTATATGAACGTACAAGATACGCTTATAATGATGTATTAGAATATTTCCACGAAAACTTTTTATCACAAATCACTTCTTTTGCTTTAGAAAATATGAAGGAGGTTGATTATGAAGAAAAGTTATAAACCCCCAGAAATAAGTAACGGAGACCTTAGAGTTCCCGTTACTTTTTTTCGTATGGTTGAAAATGAAGGCCCTTTGCCTGGTAGTAGCAAAGCAACTGATGTTTTCACTACGCTTTGTGAAGTTTATGAAAGTTCAACAAAGGACTTAGAAAAAACAAGCAATATTACAGGTATAAATAAAGTTACGATTAACTTTAGAAACCCTCATTCTGATTATCGTATTAATCACTCAGATACTTTTGAGTTGGTTCATGGCCTTTATCAAGATTTGACATTTAGAGTCATTGACTTTGCACCCAATTCTAGTAATAAAGAGATTATTAAGGTTGTAGGTGTCGCTAATGACAATTAAATTAAAGGGCATGAAAGAAATCGAAAAAGCATTAGAACAAAAGTATGGAACTAAAAAAATGCGACAAATAACCGATGAAGCTTTAATAGCTGGTGGGCAAGTGATTGTAAAAGCGATTAAGAATAACTTTGAATCATTTGAAGATACAGGTGCGAGTCACGATGAAGTTACAGCATCAAAACTATACGCTTTAAATGGCGTTCGTACAATTAAAATACACTGGAAAGGCCCTAAAAATCGTTATCAAATTGTGCATTTAAATGAGTTCGGCACTATCAAAAACCCTAATCCACGTGGTAAAGGTACAATTGATAGAGCTTTAAGAAGTGGTAGAGAGACTTATTTTAAAGTAGTTAAAAGACAATTAGAGAAAGGGTGAAATAGATGAGGGATATTTTAATGGACATTTATAATATGCTGATCAACGACAAACAAGTTATAGAAAAAGTAGGAAAAAGAATTAAATTCTATGAATACCCAGAACCCTCTGATGCATCTAAACCCTATATTGTCATGAGTGAAATAGATGATACTTTACCCATTGAATATGCGGATAACGATAATATGGCTTTAAGTTACTTGGTACAAATTGACTTATTTGTGCCAGAGTCAGAAGAATATCAAGCTTATTATGTTAGAAACCAGCTTAGTTATCATATATCTAGGTTGATGAAAGAAAAGTTACAAATGGAAAATACAGCAAACTCAAAACCAGAATACGATAGAGAATTAAAAATATACAGGTCCGCTCGTAGATACGAGGGGGCCTTTTATCGTTCTGAATTAAATTTATAGGAGGAATTACAATGGCTAGAAAATATAATTCATTTACAGGAATTAGAGGATTTCATTATAAACCTTTAAATTCAAGCAATGTAGTTAGTGTAACGGAACCACAAGCAATTAAGTATTTACAAGAAATTTCAGTATCAAAAGAGCAATCAATTGAAAAAGGATACGGAGACAATGTGGTTGCCGAATTAGCAGTATCAAATGGAACTGTAGAATTGGAATCAACATTCCATCACTTACCAATCGAAGATAGAGAAGTGTTATTTGGACTAGATAAATCAGAAGAAGGTATTTTAGGTGTAGGTAACAACACACCGCCTTATGTGTCAGTAATTTTTGAAAAGACTACAGAATCTGGTGCCTCTGAATATGTTGGATTATTAAAAGGTATGTTTACATTCCCTGAAATGTCTGGTCAGACCAAAGAAGATGGTGTTGAATTTTCACAAGATCAATCTACAGGCGAATTTATGCAAGCTGAAGTTGAAGGATTTGAAAATGAACAAACTATGTTACTTGGTCGCGATGAAAAAGGTTCTACTACTATGCGTGATGCTATTTGGAAGAAAGTGTTTGGTGTGCCACACCCTAATGCAAGCCAAAATGAAGAACAGCCAACTGAAGAGCCATCAAATGAAGATATTGGTGCATAAAATATAGGAGGTTTTATAAATGGCTAAATATGAAGTTACTCATACTTTTAAAGATTTACAAGATAAGAATAAGTTATATAAAAAGGGTCAAACATTCCCTAGACCTACTAATAAGAAGATAGAAGAAGAACGTATCTTAGAACTAACGTCTAGTGAAAACAGACAAAAGAAACAGTTAATTAAAAAAGTAGAAGATTAAACATGAGGGCTTTTGCCCTCTTTTTATTTGCAAATAAAAATACAAAATCAAAGGAGTTTTACAAATGTCAAAAATTAATTATATCCGTTTAGTTCAGTTAGATAAAGAAGGTAATGCAGTAGAAGATAAGAATGGTAATTTTCAATTTGATACTTATTTCACATCTAATTTCATTCCTTATCGTAAAACATATGAAGCTACAGATATCATGGAAGGCAAAACAGAAGATGGTAAGGAATTAAGTGAGAAAGATATGTTAGATCGTATGCTTGATTTCTTAGTTGATATCTACAAAAAACAGTTTACACGTGATGACCTTTTAGACCGTTTACATTCACCGAATGCTAATGATGAAATTAGAGCGCAAGTTCAGTTCGTTGCAGCAGGTCAAATGGATGAAGACAGAAAAAAGCAATTAGCGAAGATGATTTAAAAAACAAAAGTATTACATGGTCGGAGCATAAACAAAATTTAAAGAAAGTAGCGTACGACATGATGAAAAAGGGCGGTAAAGACATCAATGATGTTTTGGACATGCCCTTTTCTTTTTTTATGGACGTTGTCGAAGATGGTGCCAAACCAGTTAAGAAGGTTGAAAAGAAAGACAGTATGTTAGATGCGTTCACCAATTTATAAGTAGGGAGGTGGAATTATGGCAGAAAGGATAAAAGGATTACAAATAGATCTATCCATGAAAGATATGGGCGTTGGGGCCACGCTTGCTGGAGTTAGACGTAGTTTTAAAACTTTAAATTCTGATTTGAAGTTATCTAAAAATAATTTTAAAAATTCCGAGAAGTCTATGACATCATATAAAAATAGAATTCGTGAACTTGATGGAGCTACTAAACAACAAAGAAATAATGTAAAAGAGTTACGCAAGCAGTACCAACAAACAGCGAAAGAACAAGGCGCAAATAGCGCTAAAGCTGCACGATTAAGAACAGAATATAATAAACAGGCTGATACTCTGAATTATTTAGAAAAAGAATTGGATAATACTGTTGATGGTTTTAAAAAATTTCAAAAGGAGTCTCAAGCTGCCGCACGAGTTTCTAACAGTAGTTTTGGTAGATTAGGAAAAACTTTTACAGATATGGGTCCGAAACTAAAAAACGTAGGCGATTCAATGAAATCTGTAGGACGTTCAATGTCCATGCGTGTGACAGCACCTATTGCAGCTGGATTTGGTTTAGCGGCAAAAAAGAGTGTTGATTTTGATGACTCCATGCGTAAAGTTAAAGCTACTTCTGGTGCTACTGGAGGAGAGTTTAAACAATTAAGCGACAAAGCACTTGAAATGGGAGCTAAAACTAAATTTAGCGCGAGTGAGTCCGCAGACGCTCTGAATTTTATGGCTTTAGCCGGCTGGGATTCAAAAGATATGATGTCTGGTATAAGTGGCGTTATGGATTTAGCAGCTGCATCTGGTGAAGATTTAGGACAAGTAAGTGATATCGTAACCGATTCTCTCACCGCCTTTGGTATGAAAGCTGAAGACAGTGGAAAATTTGCCGATGTATTAGCACAAACAAGTTCAAAAGCTAATACAAATGTTACAGGATTAGGAGAAGCATTTAAATATGCTGCACCGGTAGCAGGAGCATTAGGTTATAGTGTGGAAGACACGTCTATCGCTATAGGTTTAATGAGTAACGCAGGTATTAAAGGTGAAAAAGCTGGTACAGCGTTACGTACAATGTTTACTAACCTTGCAAAACCAACCAAAGCAATGAAAGATAAGATGGACGAACTCGGTATATCAATTACAGATAGTAATGGAGAAATGTTACCGATGCGCGATGTAGTTGATCAGTTGAGAGGAAAAATGAGTGGTTTATCTAAAGACCAACAAGCCGCAGCTGCAGCAACTATATTTGGTAAAGAATCAATGAGTGGAGCATTAGCAGTGGTTAACGCTTCAGAAGAAGATTATAACAAACTTACTAAATCAATTGATGGCTCAAAAGGGGCATCTAAAAGAATGTCCAAAGAAATGGAAAGTGGCATCGGTGGTTCATTTCGTAAAATGAAATCAGCAGTCGAATCATTAGCTATTAGTATAGGTGATGTATTAGCGCCATTTTTAAGAAAAGCAGCAGATGGCATTGCAAGTTTAGCTACTAAGTTTGCTAATATGCCTAGTTGGTTACAGGGAACAATAGTAGCTTTTGGAACATTAGCAGCTGCAATTGGTCCGATTGTTTTAGTCACAGGAATGTTTACAGCTGCATTAGGTAGCGTAATGGCTACTTTAGGGCCATTGATAGTAGGTATTACAAAAGCTGGCGGAATAATGAAATATTTCTCTGGTGTAGCAAGTGGTGTAGCTAAAGTATCACCGTTACTAGGTACAGCATTAAGAGGGATAGGTTCTGCAGCTACATTTATGCTAGGCCCGTGGGGATTAGTGATAACTGGTGTTGCAGCGCTTGGTGCTGGCTTGGTTATTGCTTATAAGAAATCAGAAACATTTAGAAATATAGTGAATGGAGCGCTACAAAGTGTAATAACAGGTTTCAAATTACTGTGGAATGGAATCAAAACTGTTCTAACACCAGTAGGCAATGCAATTGCTTCCTTTGGTCGTCAACTTGCTAAGACATTCGGTCAATTTTGGGCTGAAAATGGTCCTCAATTTATGGAAGCATTAAATAATATTAAAACCGGATTCATGGCTGTTTGGAATTTCATAAAACCATTAATCTCAGGAATAGGTTCATTATTTAAAACTGTTTTTGGTGGGATACTTTCCTTCATCCAATTTATTATGCCAGGTATCCAAGCAATCTTTAAAGTAGGTTGGACAGTAATAAAGGCATTAGTAGCTTCTACTTGGAACAATATTAAAGGAGTAATTACTGGCGCATTAGATGTAATCATGGGAACAGTTAAGATTTTTATAGGATTATTCACTGGTGACTTCTCCAAAATGTGGGAAGGAGTTAAACAACTCTTTTCAGGCGCAGTGAAGTTCATTTGGAACCTTATCCAATTATGGTTTGTTGGTAAAATATTTGGAGTATTCAAATTAGGCCTTGGATTAATCAAAGGTGTAGTAACCAAATCATTAGGTTCTGTAAAAGCTACTTTTTCAGGAATACTAAGTTCTATTTGGGGAATCGTTAAGAAAATATTTGGTTGGATATCAAAATTCATGCGTAATATTTTCAGTAGTATTTGGAAATTTACTAAAGCTGTTTGGTCGAATATAAAACTTGCAATTACTAATCCAGTTGCTTTAATCCGAAAAATTATACCTAGAACATTTAAAACGATGTCTAACATAATTAGAACAATTTTCACCGGATTAAAAAAAGCAGTATCTGTAATTTTTCGAACTATGAAAACCGTAGTTGTTAATATTGCTAAAGCTTTATCTAATTTACTAAAAGGTAACTTCTCAGGAATGAGAAAGAACCTACAAAACATTACTAAAGCTTTGAAGAATGCAATAGTTAAATTATGGCGGATTTTGAAGAATACCGTAGTAAGTGTAGCTAAACAACTTTGGTCAGGTATCAAAGGAATCTTTAAATCTTTATTTAATACAGCTAAAAACCTTACGCAGAATCTAAGAAATTCAGTTGTAAATAAGTGGAAGAACTTAAAGAAATCAGTTGTTGATTTAGCTAAAGGTGCTAAAGATGGAGTAGTTAATGGTTTCAAAGCTATGTACAACAAAGGTGTGGAATGGCTGAACAAACTTAAAAGGTTTATCACTAAAGCTAAGAATGGTTTCAAGAAAGTTGCTACTAATCTCGGTAAATCTGTAGCAAATGGTGCTATCGCTGGACTTAACAAAATGATAGATGGGATAAATACACTTTCAGATAAGATTATGAATAAAAAACTTATCAAGAAAAAGATTCCTAAACTTTCTACAGGCACAGGAGCTAATCCAGGTGTAAGTACTGACTCGCAAGGCAGATTGACTAAATCTACTAAAGCGATTGTAAATGACAAAGGTATCGGTAATGCTTCTGGATCAAACGGTCACAAAGAACTTATTCACCGCAGAAACGGCAAGATTGAACAACCTAAAGGGAATAATAAACGTGTCAGCCTTAAACGTGGAGATGCAGTTTATAATGGCGCTCAATCTAAATCAATTCTTCCACATCTATCTACAGGTACATTATTAAAAGATAGTAAAAAACGTAAAAAAGATGAAGCACCAACTGGTGATATGTATGTTCCAAAAAACTCTGGTAACGCTGGGGGAAATGTAATTACTGATGCTTGGGATTGGACTAAGGATAAAGCCAAGAAAGCTAAAAACGGTTTTAGTAAAGCTATTGGTGATATTTGGGATTATGCTAAGAAACCAGGCAAACTAATTAACAAAGTATTAAAACATTTTGGTGTAGACTTCTCAAGCATTAAAGGTGCTATGGGCGGAACAATGGAATTTGGTTATAATGGTCTGAAAAAAGGACTTAAAGAATTAGTAACTGGTTGGTTTGGTGATTCAGGAGATGGAGATAGTGGTTATTTAGACTTATCTAGAGGTATAAACTTTGGATTTGCTAGAACGCCATCGGAAGCATTAGCTCAAGGCTATCCATTTGCAAGAGCTCACCATGGAATAGATTTAAATTATCCTTATGGAACTAAGGTGCGTTCTACTACTTCGGGAACTGCGACTGGTTCAAAAGGATATAACGGTGGTTTTGGTAACATGATGTCTGTTAAATCAGGAATTATGGAAGTGATATATGGCCACTTATCTAAACTTAACTTTATGGGTCCTAAAAAAGTTAAACCTGGTGATGAACTTGGTTTATCAGGTGGAGACCCAGCTAGACAAGGAGCAGGAGCTGGTAGTTCAACAGGGCCACATTTGCACTATGAAATGAGATGGAACGGTAGAGCTGAGGACCCTATGGACTGGTTGAAGAAGAACAACGGCGACGGTAAGAACAAGAAAGCTTCTGCATGGTCAGGAGATATTAAAAAAGCTGCTAAACGTATGGGAGTTACTCTTAAAGGTAATGATTTGAATAATATCATTTCACTTATTAATGCTGAATCTAGTGGTAATGCAGGAGCAGTACAAAGTGGTGTGGATGATGTTAATAGTCGTAATGGTAACCCTGCACAAGGTTTATTACAATATATACCTCAAACTTTCCGAAACTATGCTATGAAAGGTCACACAAACATTAAATCAGGTTATGATCAGTTATTAGCATTCTTTAATAACAAATCGTGGCGTTCTCAATTTAACCCTAATGGTGGTTGGAGTCCAACAGGCGCACGAAAATACGCTAAAGGTACAAACAATGCTAAGCGTGGATTTAACCAAGTGTTTGAAGAAGGTGGCGAGATTATTAACATGCGTGGCGGCGAACAAGTCATTCCTAATGATGTTTCAGTAGCTGCAATAGAACGCGTGGTAAATAGTGATATTTACGGTAAAACACAATCTGCAGTAGCCCATGTAATTAAGCAATATGCTGACCAAATTAGAAGTAAAGAAAACGATGAACCAAGTAAAGGTTATGTGACGCAAAACAATGACGCTAAATATTATAAACAAATGATTGAACGTCAAGATAAGACTATTAGTAAGTTAGAACAATCTGTTGAATTACTTACTAAGATAGTAGCTAGTACAACAAATATAGAAAAACAACCTAAAGGTACTAGTGAAAGACAAATAAGTAAAGCACAAGGTGAACGTTTGAAAATGACAGCATATAACATAGGAGGTAATTTCTAATTTGGAAAAAGAAGTTAGGTTATTTAATGAAGATTTTAATATAAAGTTAACCGATACACCCAACTTGAAATTTTTAGATTTTATTGAAGAAGACGTAGAAGTCAAAGCAAATACAACGGAAATAAATGGAACAGACGGTGTATTATCAGGACCAATTAATTTTGGTCCTTTTAATTTGGTTTTAAATTTTTCATTCAAAGGATTAGATACAAAAGATTTAAGGTTATATAAACAAAAAATAAGAGATATCGTATACCGACGTGAACCATATTATGTTTGGCATTCAGATGCGCCAGGAAAAAAATATGCTGTTTATTGTGATAGTAATGAAAATGATGATTTAACTAATTCATTTGCCACATTTAAAATTACGTTTGTTGTTGTTAAAGGTTATTCAGAATCACTAAAAGAAACTGATAAGTTTAGTCTATCAAGTGGAGAATGGCAGTTTGAAGGCGGTTTGTTAACTGATGATGAAATTAAATACAAACACGATAAGACAAGTTTTAAAATTTACAACGGTTCTTCTGATGTAATCAACCCATTGTTAAGACATAAATTTAAATTGTTGATTAATATAGATAGTCCTAAGGGTTTCAAGATAACAAATAAAACAACAGGCGATGTATTCAAATATAAGAAAGCTATTAGAAATAATCAAACCTTAACTATAAGTGGGCTGCATCCTTTTATAGATAATAAACGTGTTGGGATTGATACTAATTGGCAATGGATAACTTTAGAAAAAGGTTTTAACGAAATTGAAATAACAGGCGAGAATATCAGTAATGTTCAAACACATTGGGTGTTCCCTTTCATATATAGGTAGGTGAATAAATTGAGAGACATGGTTTTAAAAAATAAAAAGGGTACATTCGGAGAAATACTAGTTGATTATGATTTCGGTTCCTGGCAGCTTAATTATGAAAAAAACAATGAGCGATCAATTGATTTTACTATTTATAAAACCTATATGAATTCAGATTTATTCGATGCTTTATTAAATGAAATGTTGATAGTTTGGAAAGGTCAAGAATATGTTGTTAAGTCAACATCCATTAAATACGATGGTGCAATTGTATCTAATGATGTGACTGCAAAACATATATTTATGGAATTTCAAAATCATTACATTCAAAAAGATTTGGAAAGTGAAGAAATGAATAATGAAGAAACAGCAGATGAAGATAACAAACCCACAATGACACTTGAACAATTTCTAGAATTTGGTTTCAAGGGCAATAAATTAGGTTTTTCTTATGAAATCAAAGGTAATTTCAATAATCGTGTTGCTATTGATGAATTAGGCAATAAAAATGGCATGGAGTTTCTCACAGAAGGCGCAGAACTATTCAATTATATTTATTTTGCCGATAACAAGAAAATTTATATATACGATGAGGAAACGTTTTATCAAACGGCAGATATACCATTGATCTACAAATACAATTCTAGTGAAGTACAAGCAACAGTTACTACAACTGATATTAAAACTTATATACAAGGTTATGGTAAAAAGAAAACTAAAACAGAAACAAAAAATTATAATTCAGTTAAACCACCTAATTTGAATTACAACGGCAAATTCTTTAAGGAAGGTACATGGCGTACACAAGAGGTAAGTGCAAGTTACTCTAAAGAATTTGATTGCAAGTGGGGAAATGAAACATTAACTTGGTCGTTAAAGAAACTATCTCGCGGTGGTTTATTAGATGTATATATTGATAATGTAAAAATTGATAGATATAGTTGTTATAGTCATACTGCACGTACAGAATCAATTGTTATTGCGCGTAACTTAAGCAAAGGGAAGCATACATTTAAGGCAGTGTTTATTGGTCCAGACCCAAATGTAAAAGAATATAAAACAGCACCAGTGATGTATGTAGGCACTGAAAAATCAACAATTTTAAATTTAACTGCAGTATTAAAAGGTAGTGATTTATATCATACCTACGCAGAATATAAATCTCCTAACGCTGAAGAGTTTGGATGGTCAGAAGCACCAACGGTATTTGCTGACAATGTTTTAGATAAGGATGAACTAGTTGAAAAACTAAAATCGGAATTGAATGATGAGCCGACAATAGAAGTATCTACAAATTACTTAGGTTCTGTTGAAGATAAACATTATTTAAAGAATGATGATATTAAAGAAAATAGCAAGATACGTTTTATCCATCAACCATTAGGCTACAATCTTGATTTGAAGGTAGTTAAACTTACACAATCCCATCCATTGGTTAACGAACCAGTTGATGTTGATTTTAGTAATTCACCTACAGATATTATAAAAATACAACAAGGTGTCAGTAGAAATATTAAAAAAATAAATAATTTAAGTAAAGGCGGTTCACTCAGTGGGTCGTCTTTTACTATGCCACGATTGGCTTCTGATTCAATAGGGAGTGTGTTAGTAGATGAATGAACCAACAGAAATTAAATACCCATTAGATGAAAATGGAGAGGCTTATTTTGCTGCTACGCATGCTGATGCTATTAGTAATCCAGAAAAATTGTTAAAAGGTTTAATTAATTATGAAGGTTGGACAAAATTTGCGCCGATTAATGGAACTGCTAATACTGCCTTTAAAGCAGATGGTGAAAATGGTTTTGATTGTTCATACAGAGTAATCGAGATTTTAGGTATTAAAATCAAAACAATACAAATTAATTTATCTAATTTATCAGATGGCATGACAATCCATAACTTTCCAGAAGACTTTGCAAAGGAATCACAATCATGGTTAATCAGAGGACCAGGCAAGCGATATCCTGCATCAATATCTTTAAGACCTAATGGACGAATGGCAGTTGTGCTTAATGCAGCAGATAAAAATGATTGGACGAAAGATGATTATATCTATGGATCATACACATGGATAGAGAAGGAGAATGAATAAATGAATATTAACTTAATTAAAGATTTAAACATTGCGATTGGTCAAGACCTTAGAGGTCAACTGATTAGTAATTTTTACGCAATTCAAAAATATTATAATCATCACCAAGATGAATTTAAACAACATCAAACAACACAAAAGAATGCCCATCAAGCGAATCAAATAAGCTTTGGTCAATGGAATTTAGAAGACGAAGCCAAATATAGAGGGGCACAAACATCTAATTTGGTCTTGGGTGCTATTGGTGATGAAACACAAGAATTAAGAGATAGTAGAGTATCAGTGATAAATGAGAAAAAATCATTTCCGACTTTATCTGAAAGGTTAAAACATGATTTATTAGCATTAGATAATATCGTTAAAGATAATGAACAAAAAGTTGAATCCTTACAAGTGAATAAAGCAGCTCAGAATGCTTCTTATAAAAAGGAAGTCTGGAAACAATTACCATTAAAATTTCCTGATTATGAAGACATCGTAGTTTTAACAGGCAATGTGTATATTTATCCTCAGTCTTTTGCATTAGATGAACAACGCCGAGAAATTTTTGTTAACTATTCGGGTGGTCCTACTATAGTCGATAGTAGACGTTGGATAGCTGTATGGGATATGGACACATTGGAATATAAAACCGTATTTGCTGCAGGTAATGCAGGGGGCGAAGGTACAGTAGTTAAATATGAAAACGGGATACGTTATTTATATGTCAAAACGCGTAATCATGTATTAGGACGTTTTAATATTGATCAAACGCCAGAAAGAATGGCACAGCTAGAGCCTTTAAAAGAATATGATGTTAATGTCGAATGGCAGTTTAACTATAATAGTGGTATTTGGTATGTCACTACACCAACAGCTTCAACAGGTGCGAAGTTAACAAAAACAGTATTTGAAATGTATGATGATGATTTTGAACGTATTGGCACAGTAGCTTTTGATATTACTGACGGTGGGTTCTTTAATACAAGTTACGCTAACAAACTTCCTAAAAGGCAAGGATTTGCGATAGGTAACGGACAAGTCTATTTCAATATGGGTGGTTATGCGAAAAAAGGAGACCCTACTTATTGGGGATATCAAGGTATTAAGAAATTTAGTAATAATGGGACCTTATTAGGTGAACATTTAATATCTGCACAAGGATTCATCGATGTACTTGAAGATAATGGTTATGGTTGCGACATCATAGAATCTGAAGGTGTGCAAGTTGGTGAAGATGGTTCTGTTTATACAATAACAGTTCATCAAAGTAGACACATGGATTCATCTGATAAAGAGGGCATCATTATATTTAAAGAAGAATCAACTAGTCCAAACGCTTTAGACTTTACTAGAGCATCAGCTACCACACCATCGATGAATACATCAAATTATGCAAATAAATCATTCCCACGTTCAACAGATGGGGACATGTACAATCCATTGAATGGCGATAAGTTAGACACTATGGTAAAAATACTGGACTTTATGAGTAATACTGATTTTCCTAGATTCGAATTTTATTCATCTGCAGTCGAAGTCAAAGATTTAGATGGAAACAGTTTTGAACCCACAAGAAAAATAGTGATTGAAAATGCAAACAACCTTACTTTCGTCATGACATTACAAGGTAATACAAAAGCCTATACACATCAAATGTTTTATTATTGGCACACTACAGATAAAGTTTGGAAAAATTACAGAATTAAATACGGTAATCCGTCAGAAGATTTACCTTTAGCGAAAGGCGTTACTTCTTTTTATAATATGCAACCTTATATGAAAATCTTGCCTGATGGAACTAAAATCATCGATGGACAAGTGGAGGGTGTAAGTACTGAATTACCAGCAAAAGTAGCAACGCTACCACCAGAATACAGACCAAGAGTAAATAAACAATTTATCTGTGCATTATCTTCATCAAGTTATGGCGGATACGGAATTGTTAAAATAAGTGCTACTACAGGTGATATTGAAGTGACTTATACAACTCAAGCTGTAAGTTATATAAGTTTGAGTGGTATTTCATATGATTTATAAGGAGGAAGAAACATGGCGATGAACAAAATAGCGACTACACAATTAGATATTACAGCTCATTATCAAGATATCAAGAAGTTAGATGTTGAATTTTATAACCAAGATATTGGCACTTCAAAATTAGTATTTCAAATTAAAAGAAATAACCAACCTATGTTATTAAGTGGAATTAATGTAGATTCTCAAATTATATTAGTTCCGTCAGATGGCAGTAAAAAGGTTGATAACTTAACATTTGAAAATGAAATGAAGGGCATTGTTTCTTATACATTACCAACCGATGTGTTAGCGCACGTTGGAGAAGTTACAGGTGAAATATTTATTAATAGAAAAGGTTCTGATGACACAGTTGTTGTTAGAACCTTTAAATTTTCTATCAAAGACGCATTAATTAATACAATATCAGGTGATACAAAATTAAGTTACATTCGAAAATTTGATGATTTAGAAAGTTTAATTAAACAAAGAGTATTATCAATTCAAGAATCTATTAAAAATTTAGAAGATTATGTTACGAAAGTAAATGACGCTAAAGAGGATGCTTTACAAGCAATCGGTGTAGATAAAGATAATGTTCAAATGATCATTGAGAACGGTAAAAATGAGATAGAAGCATTGTTAGAAAATGATACATTTTTAAAAGTAGAAGATTTTAAGGATTATAAAGGGAACATTGATGAACAATTTACAGCTTTCAAAGATGATTTGGAAAGCAAAACGAGTGATAAAGTTAAACAATCAGATTTTGACGCTTTAAATTTACAGAAATACAATTTAACAAATGATGATGGCACTATAAATATAGTGGATTTAGAATCAGATATTGAAAAACTTAATGAAATGAGAGAAACAGGTTTTTTCTACACAACCAATACACCAAATTTACCAAGTGATGTAAGTTCAGCCGGATTTTTAACAGTGTACACAAGAATAGGAAAATCCCCTATAAAACATGTATTCCAACCATATTATCAAAATAAAATCGTAGTAAGACATTACTATAACGGATGGTCTGAGTGGGAAAAGGTATCTCAAGCTCATTCAGATACAGGATGGATACATTTTAACTTATTAAATGGTGCGAATTCTAATACTGAGTATAAGGATAAAAATGGATATTCTTGTTCTTATAAAACGATAATTAATGGTGGTGTTCCCAAATATTATTTAAGGTTAAATGGAAACAATATGACGGATGGCCAAACAATCGCTAAGATACCTTCATCTATGGTTAAATATGCGCAAACTTTCCCTGTTCGTACGCCGACAAATAAACCAATAGCGTTTGTGACTATTTATACAGATGGTTCGGTAGTCTTGTTAATTAATAAAGGTACAAGTTCAAATGAATGGGGAAGTTTAGATTATATATATACTGAACTTTCTTGGATAGATTAGGAGGACAAAATGATTAAGCAAATATATTTATATGATGGTACGCCATTACTTCTTGATAAAGATGAAGACGGAGAATACATTTATCCAAGTGAATCATGGACTGATATCCCACCCACATCAGGGATATATAGTCCTTTTTATTTTGACGGAAACGAATGGATAGGATCTACAAGAGAAGAGTGGGAAAATAATCAACCACCCAAAGAACCGTATATACCATCGAAAGAAGAAGAAGACGCTGCGCAAACACAACTTGAATTATTTACCACACAGTTAGAAGTTGAAAAGTTGGGACAAGATAACGCAGAAATGATGAAGCAAATATACAAATTGAAAGAAGGAATTAATGATGAGTTATCCTAGTTATGAATCTATTAAAAGATATTATGATAAGAATTGTTATACAAATGAAGACATTGCCTTTTATACCAAATATGGGGCTTTAACTAGCGAAGAATATAAAGAAATAACTGGTGAAGATTACCCAGAATCTTAAGCGTAAGCTTGGGGTTTTTATTATGGAAAGTGGGAGGTTCAGTGTTGAATGCGAGCGAACTAACATACTGGATTGTCTTTACTGTTTTACCACTAATAGTAACTGTAGTGGGACTTTTTACAAAAGTCGGTAAAGATAAACGAGACAATGAAAACAGAATTACTCGAATTGAGTCAGAAGTCAGAGAACACAGAAGAGACATTGCAAATAATAGAAAAGCAGTAGAGAAACAAAGAGAAGAAACTAGAATCGTATCTGAAGTGAACTCTAAGCTCGATTTATTAATGGCAAATTTTGAAAAGTTAGAAGATAGATTTTACAACAATCAAGGTCACACTAAAGAGTAGTGACCTTTTTATTTTACACAATTTTAGGAGGCTAACAATGGAACAAATCATCGCTTTTGCTGGTGTGATTGCAATTATCACAGGTGGCATTGTAACAGTTATCAAGAAAACAAATAAGGTGCCTAAAAACTATTTGCCTGTAGTGGCAATGGTAATTGGTGCATTAATCGGGGGCTTATCAGTGTTCATACCTGAATTAGTTACCCAACTTTCATTCGGTGGGCGCTTGCTGGCTGGTCTGATTAGTGGATTGATGGCAACAGGCATTTGGGAAACATTCAAAAATAGACAAGGTGCAGACCCTGAAAAGCTCGGTGGAGGCACTGGGGCAAAAGCACCAACAAAATAAAATATATGAGGCGACCTTTTGGGTCGTCTTTTTTAATTGGAGGAAATTTATACGATGAAAAAACAAGAAGCTGTTAATTGGGCAGTTAAGCATATAGGAAAAAGTCTAACAGCAGGACAATCGAACGGCGCACAGTGTGCTACATTTGTCATTGAGTTCTTAAAAGACCATTTTGACGTACACCCAACAGGAAATGCAAAAGACTTTATAAACTTTAAATATCCTAAAGAGTTCCAAGTCATCAAGAATACAGAAGAATTTGTGCTACAGCAGGGCGATATATTCGTTATGGACGATGGCAAATACGGACATACAGGCATGGTAACTAATGCAAACCAATATTTATTTGATAGCGTTGACCAAAATTGGTTTAACGCATCAGACCACGGAAGCCCAGCAGCTTTTGTGCAAAACCATGTATATGATGAGTTTGTCGGCGTTATTCGTCCGCCTTACTCAGATGCTTCAAAAGGTGTTACAAAAGAATCAACTAAGACTGAGACGATTAACCAATCCATCAACTACACAATGAACCAACGCTCAGGATCATTAGATGGTGTGGTAATTCACAACACAGCTGATAGTATCTCAGCTAAAGAACAATACAATAGATTGAACAACGCATCACAAGCTCGCTATGAGGCAGGCATTGCTCACTATTACGGAGACAGCAAGACAATGTGGCGTGCTATTGATACGTTCCGTATTGCATGGCATGTGGCAGACTCATACGGTAATGGGCATTATTTAGGCTATGAGGTGGCAGACTCAATGGGTGCCAGTAATAAAGAGTTTGCTAAGAATGAGCAAGCTGTATTTAAGCAGGCAGGCATCGACATGCTGTATTACGGTTTAGAGCCTAACAGAAAAACTGTTAAGTTGCATAATCAATTTGTAGCCACAGCATGCCCACACAGAAGTATGGCGCTGCATGTTGATTTCGACCCAGTAATCAGTGGCGCACCATCAAAAGCTAAGCAATTAGAAATGCAGGACTATTTCATCAAAGAGATTAAGAAGTATTATAACAACCCTACTCTAATTGCTGGGGAACCTGACAACATCACAGACGGTGTAACAATACCGACCGAAAAACAGAAGAAAAACCCAGTTAAGGCTAAGAGTAAAAGAGTCGGTGGTGGCTGGCGCAGAAATACCCACGGCATTTTGTGGAAAAAAGAGAAAGCCACTTTTACAGCAACAACTAATATCTATACTAGATACTATGGCCCGTGGACAGGATGGGAAATTGCAGGCATGTTGTATGCAGGTCAATCAGTTAACTATGATGAAGTATATGACTATGACGGCTATATTTGGATTGCTTGGACAGTGAATAGTGGCGCACGCGTTTATATGCCTATTGGCGATTCAGCAGGAAAAGGACGACGTGCTGGGGAAGCATGGGGAAGTTTTAGTTAACAAAATAATTATTGAGGGAGCAACATAATTGTGCTAATATTTAATTTAAAAGTAAAGATAAAATAAATAATTTATTTAGTTATTATTTTTTTTAGGCGCTCCGGCGCCTTTTTAATTATTTGTAGTAAATAAAATGGAAACAGGCTTTACGAAAGAGGTGAATGATTTGGAATGGCAAGAAAAACCTTGCGAAATTAATTTTATCGGTGGGGTTGATTGTGTATTTGCTATTGATGAAAATGGGACGTCATCATTTACAAAATCAAAAAAATTCAATAAAAATAATAAGTTGTTTACAATAACTGGTATCCATATCCAATTAGAAAACTTTGAAGATATAAAAAATGATGTAAGGGTTATGAAGGAGAAATATTGGAAAGATGGTATGTTCAAAAATGAAAGGGTAGTTTTTCATTCAAAAGATATTAGGAAAAAGCAAGGAGCTTTTAACCCAAAGTTGATTAATCACAATAATTTTGTTGATGACCTTCATAAATTATTGAATAACCTGCCTGTAAAAATATATTCTACTACAATTGATAAAGAAGAACTTTGCGAAAAATATATAACGCCTTTTTCCCCTTATGAAATAGGTGTTGAATTCATATTGGAAAGGATTTGTTTTGACTTAAGAAGACAAAATAAGACTGGGGTTATTATTTTGGAATCTAGAGGAAGAATAGAGGATACTATTGTTCTAAAAAAAATTATTAAATTATTGAGAGAAGGCAATGATTTTAATGATATGGGGAACTTTTCTGTTATAAAAGGAGTGTATTTCAATCCAAAAAGAACAAAAGATAAACTACTATCTTATTGGCCATTAGAGTTATCCGATATTATTTCTTATAGTATATTCTCAAAAATTAGATCTCAAAAATCTAATCTGATTTTTAAAAATATTGAGAGAAAAATTCTTGGCTTTCCTAATTATCATGGGAAGGGTATGAAGATTTTTCCGTAGTCAAGGAAGGATTTAAAATGAAAAATGAACTAGAGAAACAACGTAAAAATGATTATTTATCCAGTTGGGCAATATTTAAAGAAGATTTAATTAATAAGTGGATAGACATGCCTATACAAAATAGAAATAGAAGTTTTCAACAAGGACAAGTAATAACATGTGAATTAGGAGAAAACATAGGGTATGAAATATGTAAATCTCGTCCAGCACTCGTTATTTCAGATGATAGATATAGTGGGGGAGGACAATTAGTTATAATACCTTTAACAAAAAATACTTCAAAAGACATTAAAACGCATTATAAGTTACTTAAGTCTAAATATTCTTTTTTACAATTCGATTCGTGTGTTAAAACAGAACAAATAAAAAGTGTTTCTAGTATCAGAATTAAAAGAGTTTTGGGAAAAATAGAAGATGAAGATTTGAAAAGAGTTAAAGTTCGATTAAAAACTTTATTTAATATATAATCCTTGATTTTGTATTAATATATATATATAATAGCAATATGTTGTTCACCTAGTCGTGAACTTTTCGCATTAGTTATAGGTTAGGGGATAGCCCAAACGTCTTACTAATGATTCTTGTTGACCCTCTAGTCAGGGTCCTTTTTTATACATAAATTGTATTCATACTACAAGGGTAGGCACCGTCATGTGCTTGCCCTTTTTTTGTGGTATAATTTTAAAAAATAGAAAGGGTGAAAGTAGATGTCTCAAAACTTTAGCTATTGCATTACATGTGGTACAAAAATATTTGAAAACGATACGCATTATAATATCAAAATGTGCGAAAACTGCGTTGATACTCAGATGAGTGAAAAGAAAAAAGATAAATAATTTTGAAAGCTAATCTCATACAGGTTAGCTTATTTTTTATTTACATATACGAACGTATGTTCTGTTATATTCATAGAGGTGATGATATGAAAATTATAAATCCTAACGCACCAAATGAATATAAATACGAAACTGACTATCGTAAAATACCTAGTGAATACTTGAATCCACGCATACCGAAAGGCAGAGGAAAAGTCAAGTGGGCGCCTTTTGCCACAATACCTGAACAACACGAAAGACTAAAACAATACACGGAAGACCAAAACAAGATAGATAAGCCGCAGTTAAGTGACCACCAATTGAGTGAGCTAAATGATACATTAGTTTTTAAAATGTTCCATGATCCGCAAATTGAAGTAAGTTATTTTGAAGGTGGGTATATAAGAAAGATAAGTGGTTATATACATAAAGTAGATACTTATGCGCAATGTTTACATTTATATGAAGAAACTGGATTAATTAAAATAAAATTAAAGGAAATAACTGAAATAAAATAGTAGACGAACGTATACTATTGTGCTATAATAGAATTATGGAGGTGAGGGAGACAGTGAGTAAACAAAAAAAGCTCAAATGTGTAAGAATCACAATCAAGATAAACTTCTACTTTATCAAGATTGACTTCACATTCGAGCGATAACTTAAACGGGGAGTTCGCTCCCCTCTCATTAATAATATTACAACATTACTCACTGCAATACAATGAAAATACAAATGAGCGTAAGTAAAACAACTAAACAAGAAAAGAAAGAGTTTGTCATTGGTCTATTTGTAATAGTAGCTATAGTATTATTTGTAAAGTGGGTGTTTTAAATGAACGCGATCAATGAAGTGTATAATACAATTCAAAAATTGCTAGAATCAGACAAAACAGCTTATCAAATTGAAAAAGAAACTGGAGTTAGTAGGGCGAAAATAGGTAGATTGAAAAACGGTAAAAATAATATAGATAATTTAAGTTTAGCAAGTGCTAAAGTTTTATATGAATATGCTATGAAATATAACAATAATTAGGAGGAATTTTGTATGTATGATGTTTTATTTAAAAGACCAAAAGTAATAAGTGAAAGTGAAGTTCTTGAAAAAGTTAATGATTTTATCAATAAAAAAGATGCAGCTTCTGAAGCGTTCAAATTAAATAAAAGTGAAGGGAGAAAATTAGCACAGTCTCTAAGAAAAGAATTGGAAGTAGAACATAAAAATAATCAAAAGCAAAAAACCAAAGAGTTTTATGATAATTTACAAATTTTTAGGAATTATGCAGGAGCAGTACAAGATTCATATGCTAACACTACCGGTAATTTAGATAATGGTTCGAAAACAGATAGTTTTCTTTATGATGTTGGAGATTATATGAGCTATTATTTCCCAGAATTACGTTAAATGTAAGTCCCTGAAAAGTCCCTAAAAATTAGTTTTATATAGTAACTTATTGTATAGAAGAAAAAAGAGAATCCCGTGGTTGTGGGATTCTCTAAATGAAAAAGTGTTCAATTATTCGTTCGGTATCCCCTCGAAGGGAATCGAACCCCTATCTTAAGAACCGGAATCTTACGTGTTATCCATTACACTACGAGGGGATAAAAAACACATTAATCTAAGTGTACAAATCTATATGCCATCGGTCAATAAGAATAATTTAACTTTCATAAAAAAATTGAGCGTTATTTTTTGACCATGTTTGACTTTTGAGTTAAAATAAGTTTATCAATTAGAAATAAGGAGGCAATATTAATGAATTTAATACCTACAGTAATTGAAACAACAAACCGTGGGGAACGTGCCTATGACATTTACTCACGTTTATTAAAAGATCGTATTATTATGTTAGGTTCACAAATCGATGATAATGTAGCAAACTCTATTGTTTCTCAATTATTATTCTTACAAGCGCAAGATGCTGAAAAAGACATCTATCTTTACATTAACTCACCAGGTGGTAGTGTAACTGCTGGTTTCGCAATTTATGATACAATCCAACACATCAAACCAGATGTACAAACGATTTGTATTGGTATGGCTGCGTCAATGGGTTCATTTTTACTTGCAGCTGGTGCAAAAGGTAAACGTTTTGCACTTCCAAACGCAGAAGTAATGATTCACCAACCATTAGGTGGCGCGCAAGGTCAAGCTACAGAAATTGAAATTGCTGCTAACCACATTCTTAAAACACGTGCTAAATTAAATCAAATTTTAGCAGAACGTACAGGTCAATCAATAGAAAAAATTGAAAAAGATACAGATAGAGATAATTTCTTATCTGCTGAAGAAGCAAAAGAATATGGTTTAGTTGACCAAGTAATGGTTCCTGAATCATAG